GAGTCTACATGGCCCGCTGGCAGCGTGACCTGACCCAGACCGCCAAGCAGATCCTCGCCCCCCACCGTCACCGACCGCTCGTCATGAACTCCGGAGCCCCGGTCGGTGGCGCCCCCTCCTACGTGATCAACGTGCCCCCGTCTGGATGGAACGGCTAGATGGCGAACCGCCGCGAACCACTCAACCTGGTCTCGTTCGTCGGGGGGATCAACCTGCGGCGCTCCCAGTTCGAGCTGGCCGAAGACGAATCGCCCGACCTGCTCAACGTCGACATCGACCCTCGCGGTGGCTTCTACACCCGCAAGGGCTGGCAGCGTTGGAACATCGGCGAGGTCGTCGACATCGGCGTCACACCGTGGCGTCCCACCAACGCCTGGTCGAACGTCACCGCTGACGGCTCCCAGTTCGTGTACGTCGTCAACGCAGGCGTCGTCCATCGTGCTGACCACACCGCCGTCTTCGCTCCCATCGCCGGGCTCACTGTCGCCGCCACCCCTCACGGCGCCGACTTCACGGCGTGGGGCGACAACGTCTACATCGCCACCGGACGGTTCACCGCCTCGGTGCGGGTCAACCCGGCCGGGACCGTCACGTCGCTCGCCCAGGCCACCTGGTCGGAGATCGACGCCCCGACCCTCAACACGATGCCGCACGCCGAGTACGTCACGACCCACGCCGGCTACGCGTTCGTCGCCTGCACCAACGAAGCCGACGGCAACCACTTCGCTCGGATCCGCTGGTCCCATCCGCTCACCCCTGATGCCTTCCGCCAGGACGACTTCATCGACATCGAAGCGGGCGGCGGCCGAATCACCGGGATCATGGGCTACGACGACCACCTGCTGATCTTCAAGACGTCAACGATGTGGGCGCTGTACGGCTCCGACGAAGCGTCATGGCAGCTGCGTGAGGTGTCATCCAAGATCGGGTGCCCCGCCGTCACCGCCATGACCCGGTCGGAGACCACCGCCTACTTCGCATCCTCCACCGATCTCGGCGGCGTCTACGCCTACCAGGGACAGCAGCCCGTCTACCTGTCCGAAGCGCTGCGGCCGATGTTCGAGGAACTCCTCAACTTCGACAACGTGTTCGTGTCCTGGTGTGGGCAGCGGCTGTGGGTCAGCGTGCCCTGGATCAAGGACGAGGGGCCCACCGACCATCCGCAGTCCACGTTCGTCTACGACCCGACGATCGGGCAGGGGGCATGGACGCTGTACCGCTGCAACTTCGGGGCGATCGGCTTGGCGATCGACAACTCCGACGTCGGCGGACGGTTCCCGCTGGCCGCCTTCTGGTCCGAGCACGCCGCCTGCATGGTGCTGCTCGACTACATCAACGATGCCTACGACTTCTTCCTCGAAGAGGCCGTGCTGGGTATCGAAGCGTCCCTGCCTGACAACCCGGACGCGGGCAGCATCGTGACCGGCGCCGACGAAGACATCATGGTGACCGGCGACGAACTGCACGGCGCACCGTTCGACAGCTACTACCGGACCCGGTGGCTGCACGCCGGCTGGCCGGAACGCAAGAAGTCGTGGCGGCGACCCACCTTCATCTGCCGTGAGGTGGCCCAGCCGACCGACCTGATCGTCGAGACCTTCCATGACTACGACGAGTCCAGCATCCACCGTTCCCGCACCCTCAGCTTGCGGGTCAAGGGTGGTGCGTTCTGGGCCGAAGAAGGCTTCGATGCCCGGGCGTTGACCGGCATCAACGGGTTCGACTGGTCCGAAGGCGGCGAAGCCGACCCGAGTGGCCGGGGTGCCGACTGGGGTGATCAGCAGCGCGGTTCGCAGCTCGTGCGGTCGGGCTCGATGGGGCTGGCGCGGGCCGTCCAGATGAAGGTGCGGGCGTCCCCGAACACGCAGCGCCGACGGTGGGGTGTCGACGCCATCGTTGCCAAGTTCGTCATGCGGAGGTTCCAGTAATGGTCAAGTTGGACTTGCAGTACGACTTGGTGAACGGCACGCCAGCGACGGCCAGCCCACCGCAGGCGAACTTCTCGCGCACCGAGCAGTACGTCAACCAGGAGCTGATCAACCGGGACGGCTCGGTGGCGATGAGCGCCCAGCTGCGACTGTCTGGCGACCCACTCGTGGCGCTCGATGCCGCCCCCAAGCAGTACGTCGATGCGGCCATGCCGATCGGCTCGATGGTCATGTTCGGTGGCGTGGCCGCCCCGGCCGGCGGCAAGTGGTTGCTGTGCGACGGCGCCGACCTGGAGTCGTCGACGTACCCCGACCTGTTTGCGGCGATCGGCACGAGCTACGGCGGAACCGGTGGGCACTTCAACCTGCCGAACCTGACGCAGCGGTTCCCGATGGGGGCGGCACCGACCAGAGCGGTCGGGTCCACCGGCGGTGGCACCGACGCCATCGTCCCGCCCCACACCCACCCGATCGATCACACCCACGCCGGGGGCACCACCGGCAACACCGACCTGACCCACAGCCACGGCGACGACCACCAACACACCGGGACTACGGCGGGCGCCAACCGTCGCCACCTCCACCAGCTGCCGGACGTCACTGTCATCCAGGTCACCGCCGCCCCGACGTTCTACACGCATGTCACGGGCGGCGGTGGGTTCGACATCGCTTCCACCCAGTTCAACCTGAACAGCCTGAACACCGGCGTCGACTCCCCGACCCACGAGCACGATTTCACCACCAACTTCAAGTCGCAGCAGGGGTACGGCGCCACCACCGGCAACGGTCTCGGCGTCCACGGCCACACCTTCCAGACCCCGGCTCACGGCGGGTCCTCAGGCGCAGCATCGGGGGCAGCCGCTTCCGCTGTCGACGGCCGGCTGCCTCCCTACGTCATCGTCAACTACTTGATCCGGGCCCGCTGACATGGCGCTCGACGGGTACGGCATCAACAGCGCCCAATACGACCAGCAGGCCAACGACCTCAACTACCGGTACAACACCGACCGGTCGATGAACGCCTACGGTCGCTTCCTCAGTCAGCAACGTGGGTCACGCAACCTTGCCGATCTGTCGACGCAGCTGGGACGGGGGCTGCCCGGCTTCAAGTCGAACTTCGGGACCCGCAACCTGGCCGGTCCCGGCATCCGGTCCGGGGTGCAAGCCAGGGCGATGGGCAACTACCTCGGTGACTACGCCCGGGACTACGGCCGGGCCGCCCAGGACATGACGCAGGAGTCGCAGAACTATGACTTGCAGCAGGCCCAGATGGATGCGTACCTGAACTCCAGCTTGTCGAACTTGCAGGCTCAGAAGCAGCAGGACATCGCGAACGCAGCTCTGGCGATCGAAGCGTTGCGGCCCTACCTCGGAGGCGTGTGATGGCAACCGGCAGCTACGGACCGCAGTTCCGTTACGAAGAGAACTACGCCAAGTCGGCAGCGGGCATAACCGAAGCGAAGGTGCGTGCCCAGGTCGAGGCGAAGGCTCGCGCTCAGGGCATCGACCCGTACCCCAAGTACAACCCGAAGCTGCCGGTCTCGCCGACCAACATCCCGACGACAGCACGCAGCACCCCGGTCGGCAACCCGGGAGTGTTCAACCCGACGACGTTCGCTGCCCAGTCCCAGCTCAACGTCAACGACGCGTTGTACCGCATGAACCCGCAGCCGACGCCGGCACCACGCAAGCCGCTCACGGCGACCAGCAGCGCCAGCGGTTCTCGGGGCGGCGGCGGTGGTGGTGGTGGCGCCGCCGCCCCGATGCTGTCGCAGGAGCAGCTGAACTGGATGGCCGAGTTGCTGAAGTCGGCCGGGCCGCAAGGCATCGCCGCCAACAACCTGGATCTGCCCGATCCCGGCACCTACAACTACGCCCCGTTCAACGGCTCGATGTACGACACGTTGCTCAGCCAGTTCAACCAGGGCGTCGGGATGGATCAGGCCACCGCCACCCAGGCGTACCAGAACCTGACCAACTACCTGACCCAGAACCAGACCAACGCCTTCACGAACGGCAACACGTCACCCACCTACTCCGACCCGTCGCAGATGTCGTCGATGGCCCGGCTGCTGCAAAGCCAAGGGGTCAACGCCGGAGGCAACCAGGGCTTCAACTCGGCGATGCAGGGCCAGCAGGCCGGGGACGCCGCCTTCAACAACCTGTGGCGGGTGCTCGGCGCCAACGAGGACACCGCCAACCGCAACCGTCTCGGCAACGTGCAGCAGGCCGGGCTCGACACCACCAACGCCCTCAACGTCGCCGCCCTGTCCGGTCGCACCGGCATCGGCCTGCAACGGGCCGGGGCCGAATCGACCTACGCCTCCCAGATCGCGGCGATGCAGCGTGAGGACTGGCAGGCCCAGCAGCAGGCGGCGCAGCAGGAGGCACTGGCGAACTGGCAGCGGGCCAACACCGTCCAGGACTTCAACGCCACCAACACGAACTCGTACCGCAACAACGAGCTGCAAGCGCTGCTCGGGTTGCTGCCCTCGCTGGCCGGCAACCCGGCTGGCCTCCCGACGATGCAGGCATTGGGGTTGGCATGAGCGATTCAGGACAACTGGAACTGCAAGACCTGGCCGACTTCCTCGACTCGTTGCCGCCCGAGGAGCAGCAGGCGGCGATGGTCAGCCTCGGGCTGCAACAGGCCAACCAGGTGCCGTACACGTTCGGCGGGGACTACCAGCCGGAGCTGGGCGCCCAGTCGTTCGAGGGTGCCGGGTACACCGGCGGCTACGACCTGCCGAACTTCACGGCGAAGGGCGCCCTCGACCCTCGGGACCAGGCGCAGATGGCGCAGTCGACGACGTTCGCCAAGAACCGTGAGGGGCTGCTGGCCGACAACGTGTTCTCCGCTCAGGCCGGGCCTGGCGCCTACGCGGCCGGGTCGTTCGACCCGACGATCACCTACAAGGGCAGCATCGTCGACTTCCCTGGCGAGCGCACGCTGATGGCGATGGCGCAGACCGGCGGCTGGCAGGGCGCGGTGGCGCAGCGCATGTTGAAGGGCATGTCGTCGAGCCAGGCGATGGGTGAGATCCGGGCCTTGATCGAGGCCGACCCGAAGGGGTTGGACAAGGACGCGGCGGCGTTGCAGACGCAGATCTTCCAGTCGCTGAACGCAGCCAAGACGTCGGGCGCTGGCGGCAACGCGGTCGACCAATTCATCTTGGAGGGTGGCGGCGCCTCGGGGGACCTGGCCGCAGCCAAGACGCCAGCGAAGCCCGGACCGGGTTTCGACTGGTCGCAGTACGACCTGCCCGGGATGCAGCAGTGGGCCGACGACCGACAGATGGATCTGCTCAAGGACCAGCCGAAGGACCAGTTGTTCCAGGACCCGAAGTCCGGCGCCTACTACAACCAGGCCCCGGAGGAGACCCCGTCGGCGCAGGCCAAGTGGTTCGCCGATCGCGGCCTGACCACCCCCGACAAGAGCTACGCCGACCAGGCGTACCAAGAGGAAGTGCTCAACCGGAACGACCCCGGCCGCCAGATGGGGATCCAGCAGGATCAGCTCAGCGCACAGCAGGGCCAGGCCACGCAGCAGGCGCTGAGCCAGCGGCAGCATCAGCTCGAACAGACGGCGCAGCTGTTCGAACAGGAGCTGCGGAAGCAGCAGCAGGGACTCGCTGACTTCGTCCCTCGGCAGCAGGCGCAGAACGCACCGCTGCCGCCGCAGCCCATCCCGCAGCGAGGTGGGGTGTCGGCGGGGGCCGGGCGGAAGACGGCGGGCTCGATGCCTCCCGATCTCGAACAGGCGAGCACGGTCGTCGCCAACGGCAGCGCACCCACGATCCCCCGCAACGTGCAGGGAGAACCGATCACGCCCGGTCCGAAGGACTGGACGGGCGCACCGTTGCCGTCCGAACAGGATCTGACCGACTACTACCTCAAGACGTTCCCAACCGCCCCGATGCAGGTCAACACCCAGACCACCGCAGCCGCCCCGGTCTTCGACTTCGGGGCCGGCGCGAAGGGCAACTCCCAGATCTCTGACTTCATCTCGGCGTTGGCCCAGTCGCAGGGGGTGACCAAGCCGATCCAGCTCAACAGCGGCGGCCAGAAGGGCAGCGTCATCCCCGGGTCCCGGTCGGTGCGACCCGACGAGAAGAACGCGGCGGCGATCCGCGGGCAGGCCCAGAAGGCCCAGCAGATGTGGAACAACCAGTACGACCAGGACTGGGCGCAGCTCTACAGCGGCGGCGACTTCGGGCGGACGTACCTGCAACGCGGACAGATGGATCAGATGGCGGCACGCGGTCGCACCCCGCTGAACGATGAGTTGATGCAGCGCCGCCTGTTGATCAACGCGCTGGGGCTGTATCAGTAATGCCGCCCATCGTCGCCCAGGGTCGGCGGGGACCGGTGGTGGTGTACGCACCCAACCGCCGCGTCCCCGCCCCTCGTCCGACCGCGACGCGGCGCACCAATGCGACCAACCCGCAGGCGATCAACCCGGACGTGTTGGACCGGGCGATCGGCCAGGCCCGCCAGTCGCAGGCCCGGACCCAGGCCGAGGAGGAACAGAAGGCCGAGTTCGCCAAGTCGTTCTGGGGGCACGGACCGGGCCAGGTGCTGGGCACGGTGATCAAGCCACTGTCGGCGCTGTCGGTGCCGATGAAGCTGGTGCAGCTGGCCCGCGAGGAGGGCGCCAAGGCCCTGCCTGATTGGGCTGAAGTTGCGGTTGGTGGCCCGCTGTTCGCCACGGTCGACGAGGAACGGGTCGGCAAGGACAAGCGGTCGAACTGGGAGAAGATCTCCCCGACGTCGAGCTACGGCGCCGGTGAGATCCAGATGTCGACCGGCAACGACTGGGCTGACAAGGCGCTCGGGTTCGTCGGTGACGTCGTCTTCGACCCACTGACCTACGTCACTGGTGGCGCCACCAAACTCGGTGTCGAAGCGGAGAAGGTCGGCGCCGAGGTGCTGGCGCGGGAAGTCGCCGGAGGGGCCAGCCGAGAAGTCGCTGAGGCTGCCGCCAGCAAGGCGACACGTGGGTTGCGGACGATGGTGCCGCACAACGCGCAGGAGCGGTTGCAGTACGTCACTGAGCGGGTGATGGCGAACCCCGAGCTGGCGACCAAGTACAGCGCCGACATCGAGCGGGGGTTGAAAGGCGGCCTGACCCGCATGTCGCCCGAAGCCCGCAAGGCGTTCGGTGACATCGGCAAGCCCGGCCTCTACGTCCGTGGCACCGGCGGACGGGTTCGCCTCCCGCTCACCGGGTTGGCCGGTGAAGCGATCGCTCGCGGTGGCGAGGCCACCCGCAACCTGCTCGCCCGCGTCCCCGCCGACGCAGGCACGAAGCTCGGCATGGTCCGCAACATGCGGGTGCCGGAAGGCACCGAGGAGCTGTACAACACGCTGATCCGTGGGCAGGGCGGAGACACCACCCGCTCGATGTTGGCGTACGCCGGACGCCAGCAGTACCACGCCGGGGAGGGGGCGGCGACGGCGCTCGGCAACCGCACGCTGTCGCAGTTCTTCAAGGACAACATCAAGGGCGTCGGCAAGGGCAAGGTCCGCCAGATGATGATCGAGGCGGAGACGATCCCCGAGATCAACCCGATCAACCAGATGTACGCCGACGTGCTGCACTCGTTCGAGCAGGTCGCTGGCCGCTCCATCGACCCCGAGTACCTGCGGGACCCGGCGACACACGTGCCGCACATCATCACCCCCGAGTGGCGCCGCGCTCTGAAGGACGCCATCGCCAAGGGAGATGAGCGGGCGAAGGCGTTCGCCAAGGCCAACGGGTTCACGTCCGACGACCTGTTGGAGAACTCAGGGTTCCTCGCTGAGGCCCGCACGATGGTGACCGGCGCCGAGATCAAGATGGGTGACCACACCATCCGCATCCCGGACGGCACGATCCCCGGGCTCAATGCCAACGAGGATCTGCGCGCCGCCTTCCCCGGGTTCAAGGGCAAGTTCTTCATGGACGACCCGGTGCAGATCGGCGAGGCGTACGCCACGTCGCTGGGACGCCAGGCTGGCAAGGAGTACGCCCAGAGCGGGCTGGTTGAGGCGGCCACCAAGTTCGGGTTGGGTGGCACCGTGGAGGGCCCGTTGGCCGAGGCGTTGAAGGCGTCGCAGGCGGCCCGCGCCGGGCAGGACCCACGCCTCGCGGTGATCGAAGCCGGGTTCGAGGCGGGCGGCAGGGTCGCTGACGTCGGGCCAGTCCCGGTGATCCCAGGCTCGGCGCGGGACATCGCTGAGCGCCAGGCGTACGCCGACTGGCAGGCCCGGGGAGGACGGCCCCCTCACGAGGAGGTGATGGCGGCGTACAACGCGCTGCCGATCGACGAGCAAGAAGCCATCGACCAGGTCGTCAAGGACAGGGTCTACAACGCTGCCTTCAACAAGGAGCCAGAGATCTTGCAGGCCGACGCCACGGCCGACGAGATGATGCGGCGCGGGCATGTGTCGAGCGAGGCACCGGGCCCGCCGCGCCCGGCCTATGAGGCGGCCGGGATCAAGCCGGAGGATTACTTCACCGGAGCGGAGTCAGCTCCGCTCACCCAGGCCCGCAACGACGTCGTGATGCAGCAGGGCAAGGAGCTGGTCAACGCGGTCCGCAAGGACACCGCGACGGCTGAGACGAAGGCCCGTTCGTTCCTGTCCGGGATCCGCAAGAACCTGATGAAGGGTCTCGGCAAGTCGCTGAAGGAGGACGCTCCGGCCATCAAGCTGCTCGACGAACGGATCGACAACGCCACGAAGCGGCTGGCTCAGATCAACGTGGAACGTCCACAGGATCAGGCCGACCTGGTGCAGATGATCTTCGAGTCCCGCCAGACGCAGCGCGATCTGGAGAAGGAGCTGATCGACAAGGAGGCGTCGTTCGACGCGCTCAACAAGAAGACCGCCAAGAAGGTGGTCACCAAGATGCAGTCACAGTTGCGGAAGCTGAAGGAGTTCCACGCCCGCG